AATCGTGGCATATTCTGCATGTTCGGGTCACGACCACTGAACCTGCCTGTAGATGTCATGTGCTGCGTCAAACGAACATGCAGCTTGCCATCTTGTTTAGTATGCATACGGATGCCATCAACAAAGGACGACAAGTATGTATCCACAGCAGACAAGCGTCGAACTTTTGACAAGAAGTCAACAGCGTCTGTCATTCCTTTGACACGTGCTGCCTTCTCCAATGTCTCAAGGTTCTGCTTGCTTGTGCTGAAGCCATTGGCACTAGCCCACTTGGGGCCGGGTGGTTTGAACTTTAGTCCAGCCAGTTCTTTGCCAGCCACAAGATGATAACCAGCCCCGCTACAAGATGTACATTTATTAGTCCTAGCAAATAGTGTTCCATCTTTCTTTACCTTTCTTATCTGACCGGAGCCGTTACACTCGCGGCACTGTGTTGCCTTTGTCTTGTACAGTCGCTCAGTCAGTTCATTCATTAACATACGAAAGGTGTTGTCCGACTGATATGGGTCAATGCTGTTGCCCCAATACTGCTTATCTGTAACTCTGCGACTGTACACAACCCATGACAGTTGCTCTGGGCTGTTAAGATTGATGGGCGTGTCACCCATAAGAGTGCGGACATGCTGCTGCAAGTCACGCTCAAGGTCATCACGTTCCTGCTCAAACTGCTGACGCACTGTGTCTAGTACGCCCAAGTCCACGGCAAAGCCACGCTGGTAGATACGTGCAAGGCACACAGCTACCTGATTAGTCAGGTCAACAGTACCTCGTAAGCCACTGTCTTCCTTGCTATTTAGCTTGAGCATCTGTCTGTCAGCAAGCTGCTGCGTAGCCTCAAGGTCAGCAATAAGATACTCTGTCAGTTCGTTGTACGGAATGTCGCGAGTGCTGACACCTTTGGCGAAATACTCTTTGAGGGTGTCTTGCTTCTTTGTGTCGAGGTCGTAACGCTCTGCACATGCTTCCAATGACAGCGGTTCCTTCTGCCCACGCTGCAGGACATACTCTGCCAGCATCGTGTCATACACAGGGCCGTCATACTTAAAGCCAGACTCCCACAGCCACAGCAGGTCATGTGCTGCGTTGTGACAGATAAGCACAGTAGCTTCGTCCAACATCATCTGCACACGCTCGTAGTAGTCGTCCTGATTGGGACGGTCAGCGTGGTCAAATGGGAACGTCAGGCACTGGCCTTGGTCAGTCAGCATACCTACCATGACCAGCGTATTGTCTGGCTCAAATGGGTCAAGGTGCATCTTACCATCACGCTTGGTGACGGTGTTCTCTACGTCAAGTGTTATCTTCATCCTTCATACCTCGCTGTCTGATAGTCGAGTTCACAGTTTACCATACCATGCCAGCCATTCAACTTGTTTTTCACGATGTTGATATGGCGAAGGGGGCTGTCTTCTTCCTGACCCTCAACTGTTGGTGACTTACCAATCAGAATCATCAGGTCAGCTTCCGCAGCCTTACCGGTACGGCTACCCTCCATCATACTCTGGTTCAACTGTGCGCGGCCCTCTGCCTCTGCTGATAGCTGAGACATGTAGAACACGGCACAGTCATAGGTCTTGGCAATCTGACGTGCATAGATAGCACACGCCTTGAGTGCCTCGTCCTGTCGAGCAAAGGAACCTTGTACGCCAAACTTGTCGCCCATGTCAAGCACAAGGACATCAGGCTTGTACGACTTGCATACGGACTCAACCCATGCCATGTCACGACCACCAGCTTCCTTAATCTTGATGTTGTTCATCACAGGAGCATACAGTGACTGCGCCTTGGACATATTGTCTCGCACCTCACGGGCTGTCATGCCAGCAGCGGCAGTCAAGTACCTCGCACCAACACGGTGGGTAGGCTCCTCGTTGCACAAGATAATGCACTTGGCACCCTGATGTGCAAACCCGCCGGGGCTGGCAATCAGGCTGGCATGGAATGATGTCTTGCCAGTGTTAGGCCGTGCGCCTACCTCAATAAGCTGACCGCCGGACACACCCTCAATCTTACGTGTTACGCTTGGGATGTTGAACGTCCAACGTGCCTCAAGTTCAGCCTTCGCCATGAGTGTCTCAATGCTGATGTCATCCCACTCAATGTTGAGGTTCGGGATGAAGTCGTCACCGTAACGCTCAAGCAGGTTGCGCAGGGCCTCAAGGCTGGCCGCATCACCATTGACCATATCAAAGCCAATGTTTGCTACGTCCTCGCCAACGACCTGTTGGAACAGCTTGGACAGCACTTCTTGTGCCACGTCGCTGCCCATAGGCTCTTCGCGTTTAATCTGCGAGAACAGGCTAGAGTATGCTTGCTTCTGCGCAGTAGTCAGTGTCGGGTTGTCCGACATGAACAGGGCTTCAATTTCATCGGGCGATACACTACGCTCATACCTGTCCATAGCAGTGTCGATAGACTGCTTAATCTTCCGCACGTCCTTGCTAAACAAGCGTTGCGGACACTTTGAGCCACGATGGTCATCGTAGAAGGACTTGTCCATCAGGCTCCTAATGATTGATAATTCCATGAAGGTTCTCCATATCTGTCGGGTTACGATATTTGAGGTCGTCGGTTAGACGAAGGACACGAACATCGTTCACATGCCCACGTAGTTCCTTTGCCATCTGCAAAGTCTTGGGTAGCGCATCGGGGTCTAGCGCAATGATTGCTGTTGAGAACTGCGAGAGATACCTTTTATGCGACTCTTGCAAAGACGTGCCTAGAAGCGCAACCCCGACAAAGGTGCCGTAACCAACAACGGCTGCACTCAAGCAGTCCTCAACAACTACGGCGACTTTACCACACCCTGATGTGTATGGCAAGCCACTTTTTCCGTACCGCTTCCACTTGGGTAGTCGTTTGCCAAGTGAGCGGCCTGTAGCATCTACAACCTTGCCGTCGTGTACGATAGGAAATACCATGCGGTGTTCCTTCACATCATACATCAGGCCAAGCTGCTCTGCGTCCAGTTCGTACAACTCCCACGCAATCTCTGCCACGTTCCAATCGTGTGGCACAATGTAGTCAGGCAGCTTGAACGTGTCCTGCTTGGCGAAGTCATCTGCACCGGCAAAGCCAGCACGAATGTCATCAGCACTCATACGAACACGTGCGCCACCCTTTACACCACAAGATGCACGATAGCAGTTCCACAGAAGTGAACCCATGTTGTTTGTCACCGTGAAGGTTTTCTCTCCACAGTTAGGACAAGCAACACGCTTGGTCATACCTACGGGTACGTCCATATCACTTACAATGTTATATATATTATCCATGTATATATCACTTTCCTCTGCGGCAGTTAGGTGCTTTTACCATGCGATTTACGTGCTGTCAATGCACTATTTGCACTGGCATACGTATTTCTCATGTACGGTTTCACCGACTGCGGGTTACTGTGTCCAGTCACAGACATGATTTGTCCCATAGGTACACCAGCCTCGACCATCTGTGTCGTGCCTGTCCTACGTAAGTCCATCAGTCGTAACTCCTCCGGCAGATTAGCTGCTCTCATAACGGCTCTCCCAGCCTTGCTGAGACGCTCTATGCTGTACGGGTGGTACTTACCCCCTACAGGCAACACACGCGGTGCTACGTAGGCTTGAAAGCCGAAGTCTTCCTTCTGCTGCACAAGCATTTCGTACAGGTCATCTTCGATTGGCAGACATACCTCTGCCCTTCGCTTGCTCTGTTCAAGGTACAGCTTGCGGTCATCCATGTCGAGGTTGTCCCACTGCAGCAGACGCATGTCTCCTAGCCGCTGGCACCACTCATACGCCATGTGAATGATGAGGCCAAGGCTGCGCCACTCAAACTGACCATAGGCAGTGTCAAGGAATTGACGCACGTTGTCCTCTGACCACACCACCTTACGTTGTGGTGCAGTCTTGCGTTTGATGTTGGCAAACGGATTGACCAAGGCATACTCCATGTCGATGGCGTAGCGATACAGCAACGACGACACAGTGCATACGTGATTGGCAAACGTGATGCCACGCTTCACCCATTCTTCGTATGCGTGTTTGGCTTGCTTGCTCGACAGCTTGTCGTACTCGACAGAGCCAAACTCACCGACCAGTATGTTGAGGAAATATTGATAGTCTTTCTTAGTTTTGTCCCTCAACATACTGAAATCGTTGGAAGAATAGTATGTCAATACTAAGTCTTCAACGGTCTTCATGCGTGATTCCTTTCTTGTGCTGCAAGAAGCCATAGGCTTTCTATACTACTGAGATGCTCTTGTTCTACAACAAAGCAAAGCCCATGCCCCAAATCCACTTCTTCTGCATTGGCGATGAAATGTTCCTTGCTCATCCATCCAACAACAGACATCTCGTCTGTTACTTCATAGCCTTGCTCTCGCACTGCTGTCACAAGCACGGTGACATCTGACTTAAATGCATCAAGACTCTTGAACAGGAGTTTACCTGTTGGGTGAAAGGTGGACTTGACATCAACACTGATATTACCCATCCACACATCTGAGCCGTCATCTATTCCTATGACAGAAGGTGAGTACTCCAGTTGATATAATTTAGCTACGGCTAATTCGGCCCTGATGCCAAGATAGTCTACATCAGAATCCCCTCGTCCTCCGTCGCGCCTCTGGTTCTTAACGCCACTGGCCCTAGCAAGCTGCCACCTTCCGGCAGCAGCCTGTTTACACAGGGCTATCTCACGTTGAGATAGTTTGATAATCATGCTGCCAGCAACTCCTTGAACTCTGTGCTGTTCACCCACTGTGCAGCCTGATTCTCACGACGGAACATGCTGATGGCATTGGTGTCCTTGCCAGTGTTACGTAGCCCGAAACCGTTACGCTCGTCAGCATAGCTGGCATAGTTTGTGAAGGCACTGTACAATGCCCAAGCATTCTGTCCACGGACACTTGCCTCTGCGTTGTACAAGGTAAGCATCTTCTCTGCCACACGGTCTGACTTCAGCAGGGCCTCAAGCATGGCTTTCACATCACCGACATAAAGTGTCTTGGTTGCGAACCGCTGCAGCCTCTCTGACTGTGCATAGAAAGCCTGTGTCGAACCCTTTAGTTCCTTGATGAACTTGTCCATGTCGAACCCGCTGGTGTTCTTCCTGCGGATGTCATCATACTCGCCGGTAATCATACCGTTGGTGCAGAAGAAGTCGATGGCACCAAAGTACACCTGATTGGAACAGCTACCGTCCACGCCATGCAGGGCAATGATACGCTGTGCAATCGTGGTGCTGTGCTTGTCGGACTCGATACGTGCAGTCACTTCGGGCAGGGACATGTCAGCCATAGCCCATGCATTGTTACGTGCAGTCTTGAAGCGAATGTTCATACTCTCGCACTCTGCTTCGCCAAGGTTATCCGTGATGGTGTCATGTACACCCACGAAGAAGTCACCGTGGTTGGCGCATTTGAAGCTGTTACCGACGACTCCAAGATAGTCTCCGGTGTTACCGTTGATGACATACTTCTTGTCAGCAACTTTCGTAGGTTCAAACTCCACAGGGAAGTTCAGGTTTTCAGGCAGCAGTTCCTCTGCTGTATACATTGGTGAATCAAATGGCATAGTTGTCTCCTTTCATTTGGCAACTGAGAGTTACGTTGTATCACAAAGACTGCGCACAGTCAAGCACTAATCCCAGCGATAGAATACATGTTCGCCTATCTGTACGACAGGCACTTTGCTTTCTGCCCATTCGGGCAGGACATAGGTTGCGTGGTAGTGTGTCGCACCCTCAACGAAGTCGTCAAGGTTGCCTGTGTGTACACCTTGTGCAATCGTCAAGGCTTGTTGCCAAGCACCCTCATCCGGTGTCTTGTCTGACTTGCCGTCACAGTACCAGCTAAACTGACAGCGGTGACGCACAGGAAAGTCAGGCTTCCATGAGTATGTCGGGCCTTGCATGACCACATCACATACGTCATCAGGATACCTGTCATCACGCACACGGTTCATCACCACTTGGGCAACCGCAACCTGCCCAATGAAGGGCTGGTCACGGGCCTCATGGTAGATGTTTAGTGCCAAGCATACGAGTGCTTCTGCAAACATCAGTCGTCATCCTCCTCTGCCAGCACCCAATCTGCGTAGGTCATACGATGTCCATCTTCGTCCTCTTTGGGTACGAACTTGAGGATGCGGTGCAGGTCACAGTATAGGCTCTCTAACTTGCCCACATCGGACATCCAGATATCCTGACAATCCCAGATAGTCTGCAGGATAGTCTTCAAGTCATTGTGTGCTTTCAATAAAGCTAGTCTGTCGTCATGTGCTATGTTCATGTCATCCTCCTATGTTTAGGACTAGGGGTTTCTTCATCCAGAACGGCTTGTCTCTGCCCTTGTTGTATCTAGCGAACCTACTCTTGTCCACCGTGTAGAACGCACGGTATGCAACGATGGGCCAATCCTCGTCCGTCTTGCAGTCGTCGTGTCCGCTGAAGCATTGCGGGTGTGGCGTTACGTCACCGTCTGGTAACAGATGCCGCCCCTCGTACAATGCAATGCTGTGCTTACCTGCACCATGCCACTTGCCATACCTGTGATGATACTCACACAACATAGATGTATACAGGCTGTAAGCCCAGCGGTAGTTGGCACGATTCTCCATAGCCCACAAGGTACAGGGATGCTTCTGATGCACAGGCTTGTACAGCCCATGCTCTTCCGCATACTCAGGTGCATGATGCCACAGGCTAGTGCATAGCATCTGCGCTTCCTCCAATGGCATCTTGACAATGTGCTGGTCACACAGTGAACGTGCTATGGCATCAGGGTCATCTTCTATGATAAACCTATTCATATCAATAAACCTCCATGTCTACCTGTATGGTATACCCAAAGTCAAACGTCTCTCCGTCATGCGGGGCCACATCTTCTGGCAGTTCATGCTCCACCACATAGTCTGCGATAATCTCGTACAGCATAGTCTTGTCACGCTTGTTGAGTTTATCAAAGTCAACATTAAACTTCCTATTCATGCTCACCTCCATTGCCTCTGCCAAGCCCACCGAAATACTGCGGCCTACGCTTGGCTGTTTCAAACACACCTGCCGTGATGAACACACCAGCAATCAGCAGGGCATGTGCTATGGCACTGATACCAAAGGCAACGACACTGCCCAGCCACATGCTGAAGATGATACACCACATCCACGCCAGCACTTGCATCACCATGTGCCGTGTGTTCATGTCAG